GCCCGCTGTTCAAAAATTGCCAAGTAGTGCCTGGCTCACCAACTCTGGGACGCCACAACCGGGGCTCCCGAAAAACCGCACATGAGGATATCCTCGCCACAATAGTAGTACCAATCCAAGGTATTCAACATAGTGGTTGCGGGCGCGACCATCCATCCCTTCATCAAGTACACAAAACATGTACCAAGGGCTGACGTCGTGTCTTTCGTCTCAATGCCGTCAATGGCATTCGGCTGGGTGGTGCGGAATAAACGGGTGGCAACCCACGGCAATACTGCACCACAAACTTGGCCTTGGCCAAGAAAGAAACCTCCCATGAAGTCGAAGCCAAACGACCTCGCCACCCTGGGCAGGCTGGAAACCCCGCTGTTAAACTGTCCCAACGTGGGCACGCGGAAATTATTCTCGTAGAACGCCGCTCGGCCCTCCTAACCGCTGCGCCCCATCATTTGCTGGGTGATGCCCTCCGCCACGGAGCTACCTGAGCCAGCCGGCGCTCTTTCTGTGGGCACCACTCGCACGCCCGTGCTCCCTCGGACCACCTCATAGCACACAAGAGAATTGCTCAACGGTGTGGGGACAAAGGCGGACAGGCCCGCCGGGTTGGTAGCCACATTCGTATGGTACCCAAAGCGAGGGCGCACGGTGCCACCACAAACATCCCCGCCGAGGGCAACAGTAAACGTTGTACCAAAGTGGTAAGTGGGCCTCGACAACAGCTGTCGCAAGTGCACAATGGAAACCACTCCCATCGCCTCCCCATCATCGGCAACTCCAAGGTCCATGCCCGACGTGCAAATAATAGTTTCCCGGAAAGCCATGGAGGGAGAAAAGAACTCCAAGTCCTCCCACGTGAAGAAAACTTTAATGCCGACCGACGGCGTCGTTTGGGACGACACTATCGGAGAGTCCACGAAAATGTTGAGCATGCCGTTGCAATAGTTCTGGTAGGACAAGTCGGGGTAAGTAGCCCCGTACGTCGACATCGGCAACAACGCAAAGCTTGTGGGCAAGGGCAACATTTTTTCAGGGGTGCTCCACGGCACCTCCATCTCACACTCCGTTTGCCCCAGGCCAACGTCGATAAGACAGGAGGGAAACTACGTGGTGCCCAGTGAGCCGGTTTGCTGTGCCCCCGGCGCCCAGTTGATCACCAGGCGTCCCGCATCCATAGAGCACGTCACTACCATCACTTTCACCTTGCACCTCCCCCTCCAGTACATGCAGTGCTGGCCAATGACCATGCACGCTTGCAGCGTTGTGGCTCCACCGCCCGCCTTACCGGCATCAACTGTAGCTGGGCAAACGGGTATGTAGCCAATGCCGTCGCCAACGCTCGCTGTGCTAGGGTACTCCGCGGTGATATCGGATCCGTAAACGAGGCTGGGGCGCTTCATCAAGAAAGCGAGCGACATCTCGTCTTCCTCTGGCCACCCATCTTTCCCCACGACAGGCGCCCCGACCCTAGAGGGGTCCAGGTCCAATGCAAACACCCCCGGCTACGTAGACACTCCTAATCCAATGTCAGCGTTCGGTGCTTGAGCCATGACCTGGGCTACGCCCGAGTACTACGGCCTTCCAAGGCCCGCCAGCGCTGCGACGGCTCCCACCGACGAAACTGCATCCAACCCTTGCTTCGCTACGCTAGCCGCCACCTTAGCGGCTGCCACCACCGACGACCCGAAGCTTGAGTATTGCATGAGCTTGTGGTTTCTGGCAACCATGCCCGCGGTCGTGTACTCCTACCCCGACGTCGCCTCCACGTGGTCAATGCCGTAGTACCGGCGAAAACGAAGCATCATCCTAAGGAGCCACAAATCAATGCCCGTACAAATCATGGTGACGAGGGCTCCCAGTCCCGCGCCCATCGCTACGTAAGCGTAGACGCGTCCAATCGTCAGGAGCGTGCCCCCCAGGGAGCCAGCCGCAAGAGACAGTCCAACGAACACATCGCGGACAAACCACCCAGCGTTACGTACACCAAACGCTCTCGCGCTACCCCAAGCAACTAGCATCATGAAAACGGACGCAAGCCACATAAAGAACAAGTGCTCCAAGGCGTGCAAAGCTCGGAAAAACAGCTCATAGGACCATCTGTCCAGGCGCTCGAGGATTTCCCGCCCACTGGTGGTTTCAATAATATCCACCCCGCTAGTGTAAGCAAACGTGTCATACGGCACAGCTGAGACGTAACCCGGTTCCACCCAGGCTCGGATAACCACAGGTACACTAGGGGCCGTAGCGAGTGAGGCGTGCGTCAACGGAGCCATGAGGCCCATCCACAACACTGGGCCACCACTAGTGGTAGAAGGCCCAGCCGTGTTGGTAGTCATGTTAATGGGCCCGTACAGGCCAGTGGTCACCATCTTGAGCACAATAGTCTGGGGACCCGACAGCTGCACTATCGTGGAGCCAGCCTGCGCGAGTTGCTGCATCGTCACTGGCGCTGAAATGGCACCCCCTGCCCAGCGATAGCCAATGAATCGACTGAGGAGCAGTTGCACCAAACCGCGATGCTGCTGGGTCGCTGCTAGGGATACTGACACGCAAAACCGCCCCTAGAACCACGCCTTGTACTTGAGGGCCGCCTTCACGGCCGACGTCTGTATCCACAAGTTCAGCATTGCTTCACCAAACATGGTTCCACTGCCCGCACCCGTGTTGGTCGAGGTGCTAGTTATCGTGGTGGTGAACACCGTTACCGGCCGGCTCAGAATGTCTTCGAATGACCCCACAATCGGTCGGGGCACTGTGACGTTCCCGGACATCACGTCCTCCGTCCGGTTCGCAGTCTGGATCTCAGTGGTGCCCTGTTTGGCGTTCTCCTCGGGAGTAACAATCGCTGACTCATGGCCCGACGTTGTCTCCACTAGGTCTACCTCAATGCTCTCTTTGGTGCGCGTCTCGTACGCCCATTGGCCACCGGAGTCCCATGTCACCATCTTCCCACACGCCCACTCCGCATACAACTCGTCGTACGTCGGCAACTTGGGACAGACGAAGTGAGATCCGTCATCACACTCAAGTGTCTCCGGGACCGCATTCTTGAAGGTCTCATACTCCTCCGCCCCGTGCATAAAGCACTCGCGTGCGCAATTGTGCACCATACTGGCGTACTGTTCTGCTTCACGCACAGAAGTAGAAGGGGAAAACAGCCACAAGCACCTGAGAGCGCGCTTGAGCACAATAGGCGCCCTCCATAGGCCATCGGCGCCCAACACGCAACTCCTCTACAAAAACTTCGCCTCGCTCGGCTTCTTGTAGAAGCCGGCGAAGTCCTTCGTCTTGTCAGCGTTGGTATAAATCATGCCTACCAAAGAGAAGATCTCGACGATGCGATCAGGGGAAAACGATTTCCGCATGCTGTCGCGCACGCCGCCTAGGTGGTCATCCCCTAAACACACCAGTGCCACGTTGCCGCGAAAGGGCTGCTTAACGACCCAATGCCAAACAATGCACAACAGGAGCCACACGATGATGCCGTTCACCAAGTCCGTGGAAATGACACCAGAAAGGGTCGACATCCACATAAGCATGGCAAAACCATCAATCAGCAACAGGCAGTGGGGGTACGCCTGGACAACCTTCACAAGCATGCGAATGTCACGCTTCGACCAGCCCATGCGGCGCGCCACCTCGGCGACAACCACGGCCACTCCGAAATTGTAACATTCCTGTTGAGTGCTTGCGTCATAGTTCTTGAAGTCCCCCTCAAAAAGCAGCATGTCCTCCGTTACAGAAAGCAAGTGGCGGATAAGCCCTCCCCACTGTCTCGGGTCGGCTGCATTGATGCCAATCGCCTATCCCGTGATCTCCGGCCCTAAAGCCAAGAATACCAACAGGATCGGGTACAGGTACATCCGCTGCACAGTCAAAGCATCGAAAGGGTAAGGGTTAAAGTGCCTCGTCTCGCCCTCCACGATCTTCGAGATCGGGCGCAACTCGTTCTTGAGAGACGACAACACAATGGGGAGCTCCCATATGTCGCACTCCTCCAACAACTTCAACCTGCGATCGATCAGCTCTCGAAACTCGGGCTTGAGGGTCTTCGTTTCCACGTCGACCCACTGGTGCTTCATGCCCCCTAGTCCGCTGGACTTGTTAAGGTCCATCGCGGGGACGCCTTTCTCCTTAGAACCGAAGATCGCCTCCTCGGGTGTGAGTGGCCCGACCCACGACAAGCGCAAGTCGTCGGGAAATGCAGATAGAAACTCATCGGTCGCAGCTCTCCAAGCTTCCCAGCCAAATGACCCATTATCACCCGGCGGCAACTTGTGCGCCTGTGGGTCTGCCCAGAGGTCATCATACGTCACGAAGCCTTTGGTGGCGGGAACTGCGTACTGGCCCTCAACGTACTTCCGCACGTATTCCTTCAAGGGACCGTCGTCCCGGGTGAGCGCATTACGCTTCCACCTGAACCGATACGTCGACCTCCTCTTCGTGTCACCGAGCGGCAAGGCCTCCGGATAGCTCTTCCGTTGGGCAGCCCAAGACCTAGCATGCGGGTCCTTGCCCGTAACAATCGCCGGGTCAGCTTGGGTGCCGAAAGTCGGCACAATCTTCTCCACTTCTTCGTGGACGCTGTCCAGCATCTTCCGCGTGACCACCTCAATGACTCCAGTGCCACGGGATGTGTGCCGCCCAACGGTGATGCCCGCCAGTGCAGATCCATTCTCCGTCATAATTTCGGCCACACCGCCACTTTGTCCGTTGGCGGGCAACCAATCAACTTCAAAGACCAAGCCACTCGCGGGCCCCTCCGTGCTCTCTCGTCTCGACCATCGGACCGGAACTTTAACGAAGGTGTCCACCGTAATCACAGAATTGAACTCCCGGTCCAACGTATGGATCTTCACCTTGGTACCCACTGGGAATGAGCCGACCGGCGCGTCATGTAAGAAAAAGTGGGAAATCTTTGGGAACGCGCGCGTGCTAAGCGCAATGATGGCGGCATCAGTCTCGTCTATGCGCTTGTGCGCTTCCCCATCGATTACGTGCGTCCGCTAAGCCACTCCCTGGTCTTGGTCTCGGATGGCGACGATCTGCACGGCGCATTTATTCGCCAAGCCGTGCTCGTTCGTTAAGAATTGCCCACCGCCAATCGCCAAACCGCACTGTACGCGCGGGGTCTCTTCCCCCGGCACCGTAATGCGCAGGCGGTGCACCGCATCAAGCACCTTGCGACGCATGGACCGTGCAGACTGCTCATCGCGCGTCGTTGGCACAACGCCAGGCTTGGCAGCACCGAGCATGATCCTTCCCGCAAGCCTATCGGAAAGGGTGACTTCGGAGGCCACACTTCTTTGAGCCTGCAAGGCGGCCTAAAGCCTGACTTGCCAGTCCGTCGGATTATTGCTAATCAGCTTCTAGACCTCGTCCTTGCCCATGGTGTTAGTGACCTTCAAGTCTTCCTCGCTCGCCGCCGGGTGTTCCCCGCAATGCTTGCAAGGGTACACACACTTGCGGACTCCCGGGTCATGCGCCTTCTCCTTGGTAAAGTACCACGCAGCTAGGCAAGCACCCGCCGCGCCCATGGCCACTTTCGCGAGCTTCGCGCGCTTCTCCGCCATGCCTATTGGCGCCACCGCATGGTCTCCAACCCACATGTGTAAGCTGGCGCGCAGCCAATGTATCGAGTCACTCACGCGGACGTCCGCCCATGCCGTCGCCCAGTACGCCCAGAACAAGCTCATGTCGAGGAACGCCAAGCTCTTTGGCAACGGGTCCGTTGGCTTACGATCAATAACGCTAGACACATCCCGCAACACTGCGCCAACGAGAACGGATAGCGCCATCATGACGAAGGGAGCAAAGTAAAAAAGGAACGGCAGCGTGACGATGGTGACTCCAATGGCAGTATTCGTCGATGGCCCCGTGAAATTGTTCACTGGGGTAGGATCAACGCCGGACGTTGGCTAGATCCACTCTCGCTCTTGGCCGCTGGTGACCGTCACCGTCTCAACCACGTCAAATTTCGACCACGGCGTGCTACGCGTCTCAGGAACGGGGGCTTGCGCGTGAACCTTAATGAGCCCACCCTAATAAGCGGGTTGCGACTCGCTCGCCTTCGTGGCCCATTCCGACGCGCATTTTTGCAGCGCTTCCTCAAACTTGCTCCGATTCTGCGCCATCTGATCACCAACCATGAACTTCTTGCGAATGATGGGGGTGATCAGCCCGATAAGTTGGTTGAGCGAGCTCCATTTTCCCACGCAACGCCATGCCATAACGTCTGCTTGTTTGACGGCATCGACGTAAACTTCCCCGTCCCAGTACTCTGCATCCATCGGCGTGTTCACCAGCAACTCCGATCGAATGCGGCAGGTGTCGGGGACGAGGTACTCCGGTTTGACTTTGACCTCGATGCGCGTAAACCGCCGAGCCATGGCTCCAGGGTTTGTCATAACCCCAACGAAGCCCAGATCCGGCGCGTTTGTCGTTAGCACCGTGCTCAGCTGCGAAACGAACTGAGTGCCCATCTTGTTAATGTCGGCCATAGGTGCTTGAAAGGGGGCCTCGCCCGTGAGCTTGATCAAGTTCGACACCGACTTGGCGTCGATCTTGTCCTTCGACATGCTCGCCCATTCGTCCACAGTGATGCCCAAATGTTGCGATGAGCCATACCCATCCATAAAGGCAAAGTCGCCGTTCATCTCAAAGATGCGGTCGGAATTAAACTCCACCTCCAAAACGGCAGCTACCGTCTGGTGCAATACAAACGTCAGCAAGCTCTTTCCCACGCCAGGGTTGCCGACAAGCGCCATGTTCGCGGGCGCTGGCCTGCCGTTCTGGCCAAAGTACGCGCTGCGCGCGCGCCGCTGGTAAGAGAACAAGGCCTTGAGTGTGGTCATGATGGTTTGGCGTGCCTAAGGGTGGGTCGTCTTGGTAAGGAGCGAGTAACATTCCTCCACATGATTCTGTATCAACCGCAGGCGCAACATCGCCACGTTGCTAGACTTCGATGTGTCCACCTCAACATTCATTGGGTCGGTTGCAAGCAATGCTTGCGCGTCGAGGAGGCATTGGTCCCGGATGATAGGGTCGAACAAAGCGCTCAATGAGCGTAGTTCGATCGCCTTCCAGGCGCGATGGATGAGGTCCTCTACCGCCTCGATGATGTTGGTTAAAATCATCCCCCCAGAAACCTTAGCCTTCTCGCAGTACGTCAACAACCACGAAGGAAGGAACTTGAGTCCCGACGCCCCAGCAATGCTGAGGCCGGTAAGTTGCCCAGCGAGGACCAGCAAGTTGCCTATCCACGTGGGCAAGTTCTCTCCATAGTTTCCCTCAAGTAAAGCAGTACGAATGTCACTCAAACCGAAGGTGGTGGGCTCAATGACTTCGCGACCCGTGTTGACGGAAGCAACCAACTGTTCGATCAAGGGGGTGACATCTCCCTCAACCATAATGAGAGTCTTGAGGAGCGACCTCCCTGTCTAGTACATTGACACTGAGTCTCCGTGGCGTGCGAGCTGGACGAAAGCTGCGAAAACGTCCATTGCTTGGGCCACCATGCCCAACTCCTCGCTCGAGAATCCTTCCTTCGCAACCTCCAAGAAAGACGCAGCCACGTTGCCAGCCACCAACTTCTCAAGTCCCGCAGTGGACTCAATCAAATCGACCTCACCACGGCGCAACAAATGAGCCTCTCGCGAACGCTCAAGGGTGTGCTCGCATGCGGCCACCAAGGGAGGGACCCAAGCGAGCGCCGGATTAAAAGAGGCAAGAACGCACGCAACACAAAGTCCGCCTTCTAAAACGCCCCACATCACGCAGGTCGCCAAATGATGCGCGACAGACTCCCCATTCGGGGTATGAATCTCATCGTGCGACGCGGCGAGGGACAAAACCGAACCAGAGATGTGGTGGTTCAAGTTATAGAGCCTTTGCCCCGCTGCGATGGCGTCGTGCGCCAAATGGCGCGCCTTCGTTGGAACGGACATGTAGATTGTCGGTTTGGTACCTCCGGCAACATCTGCGCCTGATGTATTCTCCACACGGTCAATGCTCGCGGCCGCAGAAGCCAAGACTCCCAACCCGTCACTCGGCGGACGCTTGACTTTGACCGCGGACTTCAACGCTCGTCGCGATCTCTCCTCCACGGTGGCCTTGAG